ACGCAAACGTAGGGAATAAACCATGGCTAAAACCGTCTTTGACGTGCTCAAAAATAAAATCGAGGATGACATGTCCTCTGCAACAGAATTTCTAGGTAATGGTGGGGCTAAAGACTTCGCTCAGTACAAAGAAATAACAGGAATGCTACGAGGTCTCACTTCCTGTCTGAATCATGTAAACGACCTCTCGCGTAATTATTTGGAAGAAGATGATGACTGAGTTAACGATAGTACCTAAAGAAGCAGAAAACGATGAAGAGCTTGACCTTCAAATCCCCACACCCGTGGGATACCGTGTCTTAGTAGCTATGCCGGAAGTAGAAGATACATACGGCGAAAGCGGCATTATTAAGTCTAATAAAGAAATACACAACGAATACATTATGTCTACCATCGGGGTTGTACTCGATATGGGAGCACAAGCGTATTCTGATAAAGAGCGTTTTACTACTGGCCCTTGGTGTAAGACAGGAGACTATGTAATGTTCCGTGCCAATACTGGTACACGGTTTAAAGTAGGTGGTGTTGAGTATCGTCTAATGAACGATGACTCAATTGAAGCAGTAGTAAGCGATCCTCGTGGCGTTACACGAGTGTGAGGAGTAGATAATGGGATTTCAAAAAGTAGAATACACCTTTCCTGATGAAGAGAAAGAGGAAGTAATAGAAGTGGAAAATTCTAGCGCAGTGGAGATCGACATATCTGGTGAAGCAGAAGATGATGTCGAGAAAGAAAAGCCTGCCAAACAGGAGAAAAAATCTGAGGTTGAGGTAGAAGTAGTAGATGATACGCCGAAAGCCGATAGGGGGCGCAAAGCCTCTAAACCTCCTGAAGACCTTACCGACGAAGAGTTAGAGGACTATTCGGACAAGGTACGCAAACGAATTCAGCACTTTAGTAAAGGGTACCATGACGAAAGACGTGCCAAAGAAGCGGCACATCGTGAACGAGTAGAGTTTGAAAACTACGCAAAATCGCTTGTTGAGGAGAATAACAAGTTAAAGAATAGCGTTGAAAAAAATCAAGCAGCTTTACTAGAGCAAGCTAAGAAAACTGCTAATGGAGAGATGTTACTAGCTAAACGCGCATATAAGATGGCGTATGAGGCGGGGGATGCAGATAAGCTAATTGAGGCGCAAGAAAAGATAACTAACGCCAAGATAAAGGCCGATAAGTTATCTGATTTTGTCCCAGAGCCTTTACAACAAGCTGAGATTCCTGTACAAATACCGCAAGAAGCTCCAATTCAGCCAGATACCAAAGCGTCCGAATGGGCAAATGAAAATCCTTGGTTTGGTTCAGATGACGAGATGACAGCTTATGCTATGGGTGTACACAGTAAGCTGGTTAAGCAAGGTGTGGACACCACTAGTGATGATTACTACGAGACTATTAATGCTCGTATGCGAAATACCTTCCCTGAAGAATTTGGGGAAATTGAAGAATCAGAGGAGAAATCAAGTAAGCGACAGTCTAATGTGGTTGCACCCGCTACGCGGAGCACAGCACCTAAAAAGGTGCGCCTAACGCAAACACAAGTGGCTATTGCTAAGAAACTTGGAGTCCCCCTAGATTTATACGCCAAAAAGGTTGCAGAAGAGATGAGGAAAGTATAATGGCTGAGAACAGAATTAAACGTGAAGAAGTTACCCGTGAAAAAACGGCCCGCAAAGCGGCTTGGACTAGACCAGAAGTACTACCTTCTCCTAATCCCGAGCCGGGCTACGTATTTCGCTGGATTCGTGTAAGCACGCAAGGTAACGTAGATGCCACTAACGTATCCTCAAAACTACGCGAAGGTTGGGAGCCAGTAAAAGCGTCAGATCACCCAGAGATTACTCTTGTGTCCATTGAGAACGAAAAGTTCAAAGACAACTTGATAATCGGCGGTCTAATGCTATGTAAAGCTCCTATCGAAATGGTTGACGAGCGCAATACTTACTATAAAGATCAGAGTAGCGCGCAGATGCAGTCAGTAGATAACAGCCTAATGCGAGAAAACGACCCCCGAATGCCGTTGTTTAACGACCGCAGGTCAAAAGTTACCTTCGGTAACGGGTCATAACTAAATCATTTTATAGGTGAAATAAATGGCAACTACAGCCTCTCCATACGGGTTTGTTCCCGTACGTAAAGCTGACGGTACACCCTACGCTGGTGCCCGTGACGCTTTTCTTATTACCCCTGCTGGCGTAGCTCAGAACATCGGCTATGGTTCTATTGTTGAACTAAACGCAGGATACGTCCAACTTGCTTCTGGCACTGGTGCAGACGCAACTACTAACAACCTTGGCGGCAACGGTATCGGTGCTCTGGGTGTGTTCGTTGGTTGTGAATACATCAACGCTGAAGGTCAGTTGATTTTTGCTCAGTACTACCCTTCAGGCACTGCTAACGCTACTGCTTACGTAGTAACTGATCCGGGCGTAACTTTCCAAGTACAAGCTGATGGCGCTATTGCCCAGACTGCTCTTGGTCATAATGCCCCTCTGACTGGCGCACAGAATGCTACAACTTCTGTAAACACCACCACTGGTAAGTCTAACATTGCAATCGATGCTACTACTGCGACTGCAACTAAGGCGTTTAAAGTAATCGGTTTTGTAACTAAAACTGGTTCTGCCATTGGCGACGCTAAGACTGATGTCTTGGTTAAATTTAACCTACCGTACCACCAGTTTGGTACAGGCATCGTAGGAGAATAACTAGATGGCTATTTCAAGAAGTCAATTACTTAAAGAGCTACTCCCCGGGCTAAACGCACTATTCGGTCTGGAGTACGCGAAATATGGCGAAGAGCACAAAGAGATTTTCGAGACTGAAACCTCTGACCGTTCTTTTGAAGAAGAAACTAAACTGTCTGGTTTTGGCTCTGCCCCAACTAAGTCAGAAGGTTCTGCAATTGAGTATGATAATGCTCAGGAAGCATGGACTGCACGTTACACGCACGAAACTGTTGCAATGGGTTTCTCAATCACTGAAGAAGCGATTGAAGATAACTTGTATGACTCTCTGTCATCTCGTTACACCAAAGCACTGGCTCGCGCTATGGCGTACACCAAGCAGGTTAAAGCGGCGGACATTCTGAACAACGCTTTTGCTGGCACTACCTACGGTGATGGGCAGGTTCTATGCTCTACTTCTCACCCTCTGGTTAGCGGTGGAGTTAACTCTAACCGCCCTGCTGTTGCGGCTGACCTCAACGAAACTTCTTTGGAAGCAGCTATCATTCAGATTGCTGGCTATACCGATGAGCGTGGTCTTCTGATCGCGGCCAAGCCTAAGAAGCTAGTTATCCCGCCTTCCCTACAGTTTGTTGCAACTCGTTTGCTTGAGACTGAAGGTCGCGTAGGAACTGCTGACAACGACATCAACGCCATTATGAACAACGGCGCTGTACCACAAGGTTACGCAGTAAACCATTACCTGACCGATACTGATGGCTGGTTCCTGATGACTGACGTACCTAACGGTTTGAAGCACTTCGTTCGTAGCCCAATGGCTACTTCTATGGACGCTGACTTTGATACCGGCAACAGCCGTTACAAGGCTCGTGAACGCTATTCATTCGGCGTATCCGATCCACTGGGTATCTACGGATCACCCGGCGCTTAATAGCTTAGTAACATGCTGTACTAAGGGGGCTTCGGCCCCCTTTTTTATGTTTGACTTAAACATACACACTGTGATATGTTCTCCTATATCGGGAAACAATCCGGTGAATCTGACAGACCCGACTGACGACATGTAGACAGATTTGCCTTAACTCACATGTGAGAACTTTATAATGGCTAAAACCACTTTTTCAGGCCCAGTCCGTTCGGATAATGGCTTTCAAATCCCTGTTGTAGCTACTGCTGACCTCCCAGCTTTTGGTGATGTTGCTGTAGGTACTACTTATATGGTCAGCGATAACGGCGTAGGTAACAACGAATACTGCATCGTAATCAACACTGGCGCTGCTTGGGTAACTGCTATTGGCGCGGCACTCAGCTAATAGGAGGCATTTATGTCTAGTAACTCTGATGTTTCCGCAAAGCGGATTACTGATGTAGGTTCGGTAGCTGTAGGGCCAGCGCGAGTAAGGCAAGTACAAGTACTGACTAATAACACTGGTGCGGGACGGCTCACTATAACCGATGGCGATGGTGGAGCTACTCTCCTAGATATTGATTTTGAAGCTAATGACTCTCATTCCATTAACATACCCGACTATGGGGTGCGTTTTCAGGATGATGTTTTCATTACTGAGTTTACCAATATCGACGCTATTACAGTGTTTTATAGTTAACGTGCGTAATTACTACGCTAAAGGGGGTAAAGTTGACAAGAAGAGTATGTCTTGCAACTCCCCCAAACGCACGCCTTCTCACCCCAAGAAATCTCACGTAGTTAAAGCGTGTGAGAATGGTAAGGAGAAGGTCATACGTTTTGGTGAACAAGGCGCTAGCACTGCGGGCAAACCTAAGAAAGGCGAGTCTGCAAAAGCAAAAGCGAAGCGCAAATCTTTTAAATCTAGGCATGGTAAGAACATTGCTAAGGGTAAATCCTCCGCAGCTTACTGGGCCGACAAAGTTAAATGGTGAGTGAAATGGACAGAAGTTCTATGTCAAAACAAATGATGAGTAAAGGCGGAAAGTTAAACATGGTCAAGGGGAAAGACGGTAAGATGGTTCCCGACTATGCGGCTGACGGCAAGGGCAAGATGAAAGCTGGCGGAATGGCCAAGGCGTACGAAGTAGGTGGGGAAGTTATGAAAGACGTCGCGATGGATATGCCTGCGAAGCCCCCACGCCGTGCTATCGAAGCCCCTATGTCTGACGAACGGGCTAAAGAGGCTATAGCCGCATTAAAAATGGATAAGAAGTCAAAGGCTGATAAAAAGTCAAAGAATAAACCCGCTAAGAAAATGATGGCTGGTGGTATGACTAAGAAGCCAAAGGCTAAAGTTCGGGGCTACGGTATGGCTCGTGGCGGCAAAGTTTGTAAGATGCGCTAATGCGTAATTATTACCGCAAAGAGACTAGCGCGTGTGGGTACAAGGAAGGCGGTACTGTAAAAGACGCGTGCTATAAGAAGGTAAAGAAGCAGTATAAAGTGTTTCCGTCCGCATACGCCTCGGGAGCCATTGCTAAATGCCGGAAGAAAAAGGCTGGTAAGTAATGCGTAAGAAGATACGCAAGACAGAGAAAGGTGCTTCGTTAAAGCGGTGGTTCAAAGAGGACTGGAAAGACGTTAGCACTGGTAAGGCTTGTGGGCGAAAGAAAGGGGACGGGCGTGGCACTCCATACTGCCGTCCTAGCAAACGGGTATCTGAGAAGACTCCTAAGACCTCTGGCGAGATGTCTAGCGCCGAGAAGAAAAAGAAGGTAGCTGAGAAGAAGAGCCTCGGCCAACCAGCGGGTAAACCTAGGCGTGTATCCGCTACTAAGAGGAGAAAAAAGTAATGGGTATGGGTGTTAAGCACTACTTAAAAGACGGTAAAGAGTATAAGGGCGGGCTACACAAACACCCCGATGGAACTCTTATGACTGGAAAAAGTATGTCTAAAACATCTAAAAAATTGTTCCACTATGGCAAGCTCTCTAGCAAAGCCAAAGTCAAAGCTAAATCAGGGTGGGGTAAATAATGGCTACATCAGGCACTACAGCATTTAACATGGACTTCACCGAGATCGCTGAAGAGGCGTTTGAACGTGCGGGACGTGAGATGCGTTCTGGCTATGATCTTCGCACTGCGAGACGATCTATGAACCTGCTTACTATTGAGTGGCAGAACCGTGGCATTAACATGTGGACTATAGACAGCGGCACTATAAACCTAGTCAAAGGGCAGACGCAATATGATCTCCCCGCAGATACTATAGACCTATTAGAACAACAGATACGCACGGGTAGTGGCAACGCGGCAACTCAATCTGATCTCACCCTAAGTCGTATTAGTGTGAGTACTTACGCGTCTATCCCTAACAAGTTAACACAAGGTAGACCTATACAAATGTATATTGAGCGTTTACGCGACGCTCCTAAAGTTAACTTATGGCCTATACCTGACAATAACGATTATGTTTTATACTACTGGCGTATGCGTAGAATCGAAGATGCGGGTAGTGGTATACAGACTTCAGATATGAACTTTAGGTTTTTTCCTTGTCTGGTGGCGGGATTAGCTTATTATATAGCTATGAAACTGCCTGAAATGATTGATCGAGTGCCTTTGTTAAAAGCTGTGTACGACGAGCAGTTTGAGATGGCCGCAGGAGAAGATAGGGAGAAGACCTCGGCTAGGTTTGTACCTCGTATAGGGTATGTATAACTATGGGCACTCAGTTTGCTTCCAGTAACAAAGCCATTGCTCTATGTGATGTGTGTGGATTCCAGTACAAACTAAGAGAGTTGAAGAGCCTCATAGTTAAGAATAGAGACACTAACATAAAAGCGTGTCCTGAGTGTTGGAATGAAGACCAACCACAGAACAGATTAGGGGAATTTCCAGTACACGATCCCCAAGCATTACGTGATCCGCGTCCTGATACTAGTTTAGGTGAGTCAGGAGATCACAGCAGTAGAGATACCCAGTGGGGTTGGAACCCAGTAGGCGGAGGGTTTGATCCCTATAATTTAACTCCCAACGCGCTAACAATAGCTGGTAATATAGGGCAAGTTACAGTAATAACTTAATAGGAACGAGATAATGAAAGAAGTAAAAGTAATTAAAGCCAAAGGCGTGCAGTCCTACTCTAGCGGCTGTAAGCCCTGTATGAAGGACGTTAAGACTTCTGGCATTAAAGTGCGCGGCACTGGCGCGGCGATTAAAGGTACTATGGCTCGCGGCCCAATGGCGTAAACTATGAATTACACAGAACTGAAAGCTAATATCCAAGACATTTGTGAGAACACATTCACAGATGACCAGCTTGCTATGTTTACGCAACAGGCAGAGCAAAAGATATATAACTCAGTTCAGATACCCGCGCTACGTAAGAATGTTACGGGTACGCTATCTAACGGTAATCAGTATCTAGGTATGCCTTCCGACTTTTTGTGGTCATATTCTTTGGCGGTTATAGACGGCAGCGGCAACTATACGTTCCTTCT